TCTTTAAGAATTTTAGCTTGGAACTTAGGATTAGCTGGTTCTAAGTAATTTGCAAAATTGTTTCTAGTAAACTTATCGTCTAATCCAAGAGTCTTATATAATTTACTCTTCGCAAGATTACCCGATCTAAGTTGTTTTATTAAGGCACTACCACCAGCCAAATTTCCCTCTGGAACAGTAGGAAACAAGGTTCTTTGTTTTTGAAAATTAATTACAGGTTCTTTGACAAATCTCTTTCTTCCTCTAATTCTTCTAGGTTGTATAACCTTGTCCAATGATTGAACTTCATCAATTAAATTTTCAGCTCTTATCTGACCTAATACTTCATTACCCTTTCTTCTTATTTTACCACTTCTAGATATCTCTGGAAAAATTTTATAAGGAATTGTATTACCAGTTGTGACTTTTTTAGATGGTATTATAAGATTTTCATTACTTCTAGTAATTGGAACAATTTCCCTTTTAATTGGTTTTGGAAATTTCTTTTTAATTGGATTTTTAGCACCACCACTACCACCAAGAATAATATCCATTGTCTTTGAAAAACTTGGCGGTGATGAAAACATCTTCCCCTTTGGCGCACTAGCCATCCTTTTAATAATATTTCGTCCACCTTTAATACTAAAAGCACCCAATGCAATATTTCTAGTTATATTAAAAGTTTGTGCTAACTTAGGTCTTTTGACTTTCGTTTTTACTCCACCAGAAGGTATGAATAATGGCAATCTTGGACGTTTTCTTCCAGTTCTCCTTCTCTCTTCTGTAACTTCACCAAATTGAACCCCAGCAGTTCCAGGCATACTTGGTATGCGTGGAATTGTTCTTCTCAATCTACGATTAAGATTTTGTATCTTATCTAAGTCTTTACCAAGTAAACTATTTTTATTTTTTATTACCTCTACAATACTAGCAGTTTTATCTTTAGTCTCTGCAAGTTTAACTCTCAATGATTCAACTTCGTTTGAGGATTGACCAGCAGGAATATTGAAAGGATCAGCTGGCATCAAATCTCTCATAGGATTAAATTTAGCCATTAAACACTCCTCACAAATCCTTCATATGGTGAAAATCTACGTTGTGGATCTAAATCTATAATAGCCGAATCTAATTGACTTGTAGAAGTACTAGGATCAGTATCACCACTCGCAATCTCCTGAGCTGTACGAAGATCAATTATCTGAGTTGTACCAGACATCGATTCCACAGGTGATGATGTGAAATTATTAGGACTTATATTAAAATTTGATGATACTAAATCAGGAGTGGCTGTGACATTATTATTTAAATTTAATTGATTTTTCTTTTCTCTTATTATTTGTTGTCTTCTTTCAAATTTTTCTTTTTCAGTTAAACGTTGAGAATCAATAACTACCCCTGCATCTGGGCTTTGACCATAAGAGTCAGCACCAAGAATTGATATATCATCCTCTAATCCCTCTATGTAATTTTCTGGAGTTGATGCATCATTGACAACTGGCATATTACCTTCTAAATCCTCTGGATTGAAATCATCACTTCTACCATACTTGTCTACAAGATCTTCACCAAAAAGTATGTTGTCATCTTCAGGCACATCATTCTCACCCTCACCCTCACCTAAAAGACCTGCAGCAGCTTCCAATCCTAGTGATAGTAAAAGCGCATTAGCTAAGTCTTTTGATAAATTACCTGTTCTATTTTGAATCTGTTTTTGTTGTTTTGATATTAAATTAGATATTGATCTTTGAAATCTAGTTCGAGATCTCGTTTTACCCTTGTCTGCTAAAGATTGTTCTAAATCATCTATTAATTCTTGTCTGTATGCACTTTCTATACCCGAACTTGATAACATTGCTGACCCTATGGCCTCTATGTTTCTGTTTATCTTTTCTATTTCTTGTCTTACACCCTCAAAACCACCTTCGATTACACTTCCATCATCAATATCTGGCACCATTGTATTGCCTAAAGCTAATCCCTGACTTGATGCAATATCATCCAAAACAGATTGATTTGTAGGCACGATATCTGGAGCATCATCTAATTTTCTACCACGACCTCCAAGAAATCTCAAAGCACCTCCCTGAGTAGGCCCTCCATCTTTCATATTTACGATTTTATTATTTAAACCTAAGTTATCTCTGTTTACTTCTGTTGTTTTTCCAAAAACTCTTCTGTTTATAAAATTACCTACAACGCCACCAGTAAGATAATTAGCTAAATCGGCAATGAAATAGGCGTTGAGAGCCTTCATTGATAAACCAGCAAGTGTTGCTAAACCCAATGCCATTATCCTAATCCTTGTTGTTGTTGCTGTTTCATTTTCTCAGCGTCTAAGTAATTTCTTAACAAGTTAACATAAATGTCTCTTTCCCAAGGCATCATGTTTTCAATCTCAGTTAAACTGTATTTATGGTATTGTATTAAGGAAAATGTTAATTCATAGTATGACTCTGCACTCAAATGAGCCATACCTAACCGAAAAAACTTGCCAGTCCCTCCAGTGTAACTGTTGACTTAACTTTGGTTTTAGGATTTTCAATCTCTATATCATGTGATAACTTAGGCATTGTATCAAAGAATTTTTCAACTTCCTTAAATTGTATTGAATTTAGTCTCTCAACAAATTCAAGTAATTCTTTTTTAGTACAATCTTTAGATTCCCAAGCTTCATCTTCGCTGAAAACCATATCAATACATGATGATATGATATCAAAACTATTGTCTTTACCATCTTCAAAATTAAAATTATCATCAATGAATTGATCTAATGATGGGTATTTTAATCTCATTGTATAGGTATCATCTAATTTGATATCAGGATTATGATCCTTACTCTTTTTAATAGAGATCTCATCAATATAGATTTGTTTATTGACTTTAGTTTCACCATCATCAGGACAGGTAACTACAAGGTCAATACTCTCTCCTATGGATCGAGAACGAATATTTAAAAACAAATATTCAATATCAAAAGTTGGTAATTCGTCAATTTTAACACCTTTAGTTAAAATACAACTTTTCAAAACATCTTTTATAGCTCTAGAAATATCCTTCATAGAATTACTTTCTATCGCAAGTATAAGAATTTTTTCTTCTTTAACTAAAAATGGTCTATATTTAATTTTCTTACCAGTTGATGGTAAATTTAACTCATAAGAAGGTGTAACAATCGTTGGTAATGGCATAACTATTCACTTCAGTATCTTTATTTAGAAAGGCATAAAGAAGCTTCCATAAGGAGAATTCTCTATATTTTCTTTAACTGTATCTGAGTTTCTTCCTTTATCATAAAAAGGAATGAAAGGTGACTGACCACCTTCTCCTGTTAAAAATTCTTTGCTAAGGAAATTAGGAAAACTATTATCATTAAATGATTGTGTATAATCAAATTGATCAACTGACAAGGAAGATGAGTTAACAGTTGTCTTATCTTTGTCGTTGTTTGATTGTTGATTACTTATAGATCGGTTACTAAATTTATCATATTGACCTAACCAAGGATCAAATGAATCCGAATATCCTTTCCAACCAGATCGAATCATACCTTTAGTTACATTTTCCATCACATATCTCTCATATCTAAAAGTTACATTCAATTTTAAAACAGATCCAGAATCATAATTTATCGGTACTGGTGATATTGATAACGGCCATGATCTAACAAAACAATAATACACATAAGCCCCACCTCTTCTAAAGTAATCCTTATTAAACTTAACTACACTCATATTACATTTATAATCTTTCGGATAATTTAAAGTCATCACTTGATTATGTGCTTTGCCATCAGTATCACCATGAAGTGGATTTATAAACTGTAGCCAAGCTTCAAAATATTTTAAGACTCTATAATTTCTATCCACCATAAAAGTCAGAGTCACATCATCATATATTCTCTTAAAAGGCATTCTCTCTGTAATACCTTGTCTATCACCAGAAACTTCTACATCGGCAAAAGATGAGCCAGGTAATACTGCATCTGAAGCATATAAACCTAAGTCTTCATCTACAAATCTTCTCGGTATACCTATATCTGCAACAGCATTGTATACATTCAGATTTGGCTCCATAAAAACTTGATACTTATTGTCAAGAGCCACTGTTTGGAATCTTGATCTTATAGTATTAATTGGGTAATACTTTGGTCTTCTTGACATTATCTCTAAATAGATATCAGCTAGTTATCACTTTTATTTATGAGCTATAGTGGAAGGTATAGACCTACCAACCCCAGAAAATACAAAGGAG